TTCTGAGTAATATGATCTCACTTGAAACCCTCTTGCCCCACCTTTTTGAGATCCTGTTGGAAATGGGATGACTCCTCGTTTCATTAGTGATGGCATATACTTTTTGTGACGATTAACTAAGTCAGCAGTCTCTCTAACAGTATATGCTCTTTCACGTTTCTTTTTAAAATCAGAAATTAAACAACTTTCAATCTGATCTTTTGTAATATTATAAACAGACATTATGCCATTAGACTTGTTGAGATGATGGATTCTTACTAGGTCTTTGTTTAAGAACCAAACTTTTTTATTCCCTGGAATTACAGGGAGGACATTGTAGCCTTCATTCTCAATAGTTCCTTTTTTAATAGCCATAGCCCCTCCGCAGAATTCTCTGGTCGGTTATAAAAAGTTCTTGATCCGCATGAAATACAATAAGTTTCAAGGTGTCCCACTGAACTATATTGTCTATCAAGAAACATTCTCCCGTTACATTTTTTACATTTTATCATTAATTGGGCACACCAATAATAATTAAATTAACATTGATTGACACATCTCCAGACGTGTTAAACCTTACGACTCCTTCAAGTCCAGAAGTTGTTACGCTTTTTAAAACAATTGTAACATTTTTACCAGCAACTGTGTTTCCAGTATTAATTGCTGTTGCTGTTGCAATTGGGGCATATTTAAATTCTCCAGCAAAAGAGTATGTAAAAGGCTTCTCTTCTCCAGCAGTAATTGTTCCACTGCTTACTACAGAAACATTACCGCCAATTACTCTAGCCTCACTACCTTTAATATTTTGCTTACCCGCATTTGGAGTATCAATAGATGTATACTTATATGTTGCTGGGGATATTGCAGCAGATAACTCATTAACTACCTGGGCTAATTGAGAAATATAGGTCACGTCTAATGGTTGACCACGCTCTGGTAGAGGAATTTTTGCCATAATACTATTATACCACTAGGCTTACGGGATCAGACTCAAAAAGTGTAGCCTTAGTAAATCTTTGCTTAGGAAATGTTGGAACCTGGAGTGCAAATCTTACTGTGCTATATCCTACAGGAACTAAGATGGTGTCTGAGGATGTCTGCATAGATCTAAGATATTTAAAGTCCTCTGTTCCCCACTTAACGTACAAATCAAAATCAGACTTTAAGTTTGATGGAGGAGTCCAAACAACATTTATAACTTGTTTGTTTTCACTTGCCACTACAGAATGTGGAATCCAAGGCTCTGGGGTTGGCAGCAAATCTCTATTTATCTCAGGCTCAACGTTTACCTTATATCTTGGAGACCAGTGAGAGGTCCTGTTTCTATCTTCAGAGACTACTCTATATCTAACTAAATAACTTTGTAGTTCTCCGCTAAATGCTGGAAGATCTTGTTTTTTAATTATTACCTTTTTTACTATTGGGTTTGACATTAAAGAACATCCATTCCAAATCTAAACTCGATGTGGTTTGTTGTGTTAGCATTTTTAATAATTGGATCTGCATTTAAATTTTTTATGACAGAGTATCCAGACAAACCATAAACTGGATTGGAAGAGGTTGTATTTTCTAGTCTTAGAGCATCTAAGCAAACATAATAGTCATCGCTTGGAGATGCAATCTGTACTGTTGGAGACACTGCAGTAGAAGATACTACTGTTCCTGTCTTGTTGTACTTTATAGTATTTGATGTAACTTCTGTAATTTCGAATGTACCATCAAACCTTTCAGAGTCTCCCAAACCAGCAACAATAATTTTGTCTCCTACAGCAAAACTATGATTCGTAGACGTTGTTAAGGTTACAACAGTAGAGGTTGCAGATTTATTGCTAACCAAGGCAGTGCCTTTTATTACTGTAGCATAAAATTTTACAACATCAACAACGTTCCAAGTAAACCCTGTTGTTTTGATTAAGTCTTGAAGGGCAACTGAAGAAACAAAATATCTATTTGTTGCAAAATCAACACCCGCATCTGCTTCTTTTATTGCTAATTGAAGTCTTGCATACTGCGCTCCTGTAGTATTTGCCTCATCTGTGTCTGAAAATTCAATTACAATTCTTACTTCATCTGGCTGAATTGATGACTCTCCATCTTTATTGATAACGGAAAATGCTAATTTAAGTTGATCAGTAGGAGCATTCTTATTAAAATCAAGATTTGCTCCAGTTAAATGTATGTGGTTTGATCCTGTTGGAATACCGATTACTCCGCTTGTAAGAGATAGATTGCTCATATCTCCTCTTATAACCATTATGTTATTTAAGAATCTGCACCTTTCATACCTACTTAGTCTTTCGGAGTTTGTAAAAGTTGGGTTATCTGCGTTAGTTTGAAATACTGGGAGTTCCGTTAGTGTTCCAGTTGAAGAATATTTTCTTGATGAATCTAATTTATAGGAACCAGAAATAACATTGTTATCACCTAACGATATTTGTATACTTGGAATACTTAAAGAGTTTGTCGATACGTGGTGCTCCCAAGTTTCTGTGTCAGCAAATGAATAAACTGTCTTACTGTCATAGGCACCTGCACTTGGGTTAGCACCAGCAGACCAAACACCTACCTCAGTTATTTCATATCTTTCTGCTGTTGGAAGTTCTGCTGTAAAAACAATTTTTGATTGACCTTCCTCAGTAACATATCCACGAGAAGTAATGGGTACACGAAACATTTCAAAGTCTAATGATTTTTTGTCTGAGTAGTCTCCAAGTGTTCCATCAGAAGCAAGTGGCTTTGCCCCACACCCAATTGCAATATGGGAAGCATAGGCTGGAGCCTGCCCAATTAGATATTTAGCCAAAATATTCTTACCTGTATTAGTTATCATTTTTACACCTCTCCATATATTGTACCATTAAGTATCTCACCAGAATCTAATATTTCTACATCTACTTGCTCGTCAGGCTCAAGTGATGAGATGTTTATGATAAGATCTCCAGTGGTCGGGTCTATATATATTACTTCTCCATTTGGACCTGTTCCATAGGCTGGTAGTTTGCCCTCTAACTTTATAGAAAAATTTTTAAAATATGTATCTGCTGTACTTTCTAATCTAATTATATTGTTTGGGTTGTACTGAATATATATATCTTTAAGGTTTTTTATAGGGCTATAGGATACATCCTGTCCATTAATAAGGTCATGCCTTGAGATATTAATTAATTCCTGTCCCCCAATATTTTCAAATATTAAGTCTGTCATTACCTCAACAGGCAACTCTGGATTAGTGAGAGCGATATGAGACAGAGTTGCAGACTTTGTTGCAGGATTTACTGTCGATGATGCACTTGCCGCTGACTGATTTGCTACTGCACCTGTTGCCATTAAATTACCTCACTTAAAAACACTGTCATTGAAGGACCATTTTGATCTTTAGAATACTCTATATTATACACAACAAACCTACTATCTTTTGACGCAACCATATTAATTGAATTATCTACATAGTCTAAACTAACTATATCTCCTAATTGAATCATTGGATTTGCAAAAATTTTAACTCCAACAGACTTTCTTGGTTTCATAATTTTATTAATAACCCAAGACATTAAACTTTCGGCAGCATCCTGCGACTGAACATATGGAACATTTAGATTAAAATCTTTTTTACCATAAGACATCCTACTTAATTTTATATCTTGATAATCTTTTTTAATCTTAAAAGGTGACACGATCAAAGAAGACTCAGACATTTGAGGGTCTGCCAGATTACTATTTTTTGAAAAATAATCATCTACCGTTAAGTCTATATCTGATTCTTGAGTAAATGTTATTCCCTGTATTTTTAACTGGTTTCCAGTTGTTGAGTCTAAGTCTAATGTTGTGTCTGTTGCATTAAAAACTAAAAACTCTGCACCATAAGATCCTGCTCTAAATCCAGAAACTACATATCCCTTTAGTCTGTTAAATGTAGGAGACATTTTTGCATAAAGGGCTGGGTATGCTTGATCATATTTAATATTAAAAGATGCTGCCTCTCTCATTATAGTTCCAAACTCATCAAAGTACATATTAAATTTTGGTGGTTCGGAAGAGCCTATTCCAGAAAGATAAGTCCCCTGAACTACTCCGCTTATTGCATACTTAGTAAAGGATTGACTAGCATTTATTTCAGAATCACCAAGTGCTGATGCAATTGGAGCATTAATTTGAAAAGCAGTATTTTGAGAATAGTTGTTTGCAAGAGCATAAATGTTTTCAAACATTACCCTAGATGAACCACGCACAAAAAGTGCAACATTGTTGTATACTGGAAGTGGGTCTTCATCATCTACCTCTGCAATAAGATTATTGTTTAGATACAAAAAGAATCTTCTTTTTTTACCTATGTCCTGATACTCTACAGACAAATCATAAACTGTTGTTTGCTCTTCTGCAACCATTCTGTACTGACCAGTAAGTTTACCATCATCGGGAGTGATTCCTGCATAGCCTTCATATAATTTAATTGGAATAGCCTCTGTTCCAGATGCCTTTATTTTATAAAATATTACATCGTTTACATTGTTATTTGCAGAGTTCTCTGAAATATTTGTACCTAAACTAATAATCTCAAAGTAGTATCCGTTGTTTGTTGATGGGTTAATCATGACAGCCAAGCCTCCAGATCCACCAACTACACTTGTGCTTTTATCTGGAGTTGTTCCTGCAATTGTAAAGTATGTTGAAGCGCCAACTGCAGTTTGTCCAAAGTTTCCATCATTTTCAATTTTTCCAATAATTCTCATTCTAGTTCCAAAATGTATATACTTATTATCTAGTTGCTTGTATACATAAGAAACAAAATCAAGTGGTGCCTCTGTCGTAGTAAAACTTGGACCATTCATTATTAAAGCAGATGACTGCACTGTTCCTGCTTGTGGAGACAACATAGCATTGATACTTGATTCAGAGATATACTTTGTTGTTAGAACACTTTTAATAATGCCATTTCTTGATGTTTTTTGTGCAAGAGTATTGTTTATTCCTGCTGGGCCAACCGTTGTTGATGGAGGTGTTTGGTCTTTTACAAACAAATACTTTGACTGCATAGTACATCCACGAACATTTTCGTTATTAGACCAGTAGGGGTTGAGGCCTGCAGAGTGTTCAACAACTGATGTTCCAAACTGGCCTCTTCCATGTTTTGCTACTGCTCCATTTTTAAGTTTTACAACTCCAGAAATCTCTTCGTAGTTTGGCTCGGAGTATATTCTTACTAAACCTGTTGGATAAATTTTTCCATTAAATGGCAATAACGAAAAATATTTTTGGTATTCCTGAACGCTATTTATCCATACGTCACCAGTACCAGAAACATTATACTGAACTGCATCATATTTGATAATTTCTCCGTTTGAATAAAAATATCCATTGTACCTTAATCTAGTACTAATTCCTTGTCCAATATCTATTACATTATCAACGACCCTGTTATTTTTTACTGATGGAATATTTGATGATAAGTTTGAGTTTAATGGTATTGCATTTAATGCATAGGTTGGCTGCTTCCCAGTTTCATTATTTACAGACTGCACATTTTCATCTCCACCTAGTTCCCAAAGAACTACTGGCTTATAAATCCAAACCTTTTCATCATCTCCATTATATGATTGCCGTATAGTTCCAACTGATCTCTGTATAGATCTTGCAGTATAGGTAATCTTCCCATCGTTATAGACTTCATTGTCTTGAGATGTTATTTCTAAAATATTTGAAAGTTTAGTATTTGTTCTTTCATTTTTAATAACTCCCGTGTCAGAAAAATCTGTAGTGCCATAAAAAGTTATGTCTACTGGTCTTTGGCTAACTGATGGCATAATGTAGTCCTTGCTCATCATAACAAAATTATTGTACTCGTCAAAGAACATTGCTGTTTGAGTTGATACTGCAATGTCTTGTAATACTTCTGCCACACTTTTTTCTGGAGGAATAAAGAAAAAAGGAATGATAACCTCAGACTCTCCTTCAACTCTCTTAAATACATAATTAGAAAACCCAATAGAGTCAAGAAGTAGTGAGACGGCAGAACTAACAGATGTATTTGTAAGTAACATTTGAGGAGCAATCTGTGATTCAAAATAAAAATATAGATCTCTAAGTTCTATAGAAACTTGCTTAGACTGGTTATCTAGTTTTGGGAAGCCATCAGAGTACATAGTCTTAATTGGTAGGTAATACTCAATACCATAGTTGTCTGTAATAACTTCATAAAGTTTAAACTGAATATTTTTAGAAACATACTTACTGATAATACTTAAATTATTCGTTGGATGAAAAGCATCATCAAAGTCAAATAAAGAAATTGATCCTGTTGAAGCAAGAAGTTGTCCTACTGGTAATCCGCTAACACCTAAATCTGAAGCGCTCTTGTTGACAGAAAATTCTAAAACTCTATCGCTTAGGTCTGATACAAGTCTTGGAGATAGTTCAATTAAATCAAATGTAGAATCAAACTTGTTCATGCTGTCAATAACAATTCTTATTCCAGAAATATACTCAAACTCTTTATACTTTGTTTGATTGTTTAGCGTAAAGGCTGGGGGATTGGTTAAGTCTGTAACAAAATTGGTAAGAGTCCCAACATCAGAATCCTCAAGGCTCCACCCGTAGGAAGGAGTAAAGGTTTTCCATTCACCCT